TGCGTGATGCCGGGCACGGATTCATATCCGAGGCCCAACCTCACACCTAAAGGCAGGTGGAACTCGCGTGGCACGCGAAACCTTTGAAGACTGGATCCCGATTGAAAACGGGGACAAGGCCATTCAGGCCCTCAACCGTGGATCCGCAACCGAGCGCCTCGCGCGCCCCGAGCCCATGGGCTCAGACACCAAGTGGGTACCCCGCTCCGGCACTTTCGCCGTAGCCGCAATCGCCAAGGGCGGTACCTACGTCGAAACCTCCGGCACCAACGACTACGTCGAGCTCATCGCCCGCAAGGCCGGTGGCGCCATCCGCATCGCCGAAGAGGATCTGACCGACGGCCCGGTCGATGTCATCAACACCAAGAAGGTTGATGCTGCCCGGAACCTCGGCTACTTCTTCGACAACGCCACCCTCGGCACCTCCGCCGCGGCCAACGGCACCACCATCCCGTACGACTCGGTCTACAAGGCCGTCCGCACTACCGACACCAACATCAGCTACACCGCTGACGCCAACTACATCGGTGGCTCCGCGACCTACAACAACCTGTCGCTCGTCCTGAGCAAGGTTGAGGACAGCATCTGGTGGAGCGAAGACGACTTCTACTGGATCGCCTCGCCCGCCTTCAAGCATGTTTTGCGGACCATCTACGACACCACGAACAAGCCGATCTTCCTTGAGACCACCGACGGCACCCCGAACACGATCTTCGGATACCCCGTCGCGTGGACGGTCGCAGCCCGCACGTCGGCCACCGCTACCGCGGCGCCGGCCGGCTTCCCGCTGCTGTGTGGTGTGAACCGCCAGCTGCTGATCAAGGGCATGGCCAAGCTGTCACCGCAGATCGCCAGCTCCAACCCGGGCTTCGCAATCCAGCGGGCCGGCAACGGCATCGGCTTCCTGACTGATGAGTCGCTCATGAAGGCCGCGATGCGGCGAGGGTTCAAGGTCGGTGCGGCCAACGCCTTCTGCGTGTTTGAGAAGACCAGCTAGTAATCGGGGAGAACTAGCTGGCATCGTCGGCGGGGGCCCGCGCGGCCATATGCCAAGAAGGCAAAGGCCCCTACCGACCACTCACGAAAGGACACGAGATGCCGAAGCTCAACAAGACAGACATCGAGCTCATCGACGACAAGTCCGACGTCAAAGGCAAGACGGACGGCAAGGCGCGCAAGCAGTTCATGCTCCAGGTCAACCCCAAGGATTCCTTGGAGGCCATCAAGAGCCACGACGAGGTGCACGTCGGCAACAAGCAGGCCACCCTGCAGGAGCTGCTGAACCGCGGCCTCCACCCGAAGGGCGAAGCCGTCCTGGAGGACGCAGAGGTGGTGCAGGAGGGTCTCAACACGATGACCGTCAAGCTCACCTACGCCGTCAAGGTGGTCCCCGCCTCCCTCGACTACGACCCGGGCAACATCACCGCCCCGGTCGACCGGGAGGACGACAAGCGGGAGCGCGTACGCCAGTCCCGGCTGCGCGCAGCCTCAGACCCAGCGGGCTTCGTCGACGCTGAATAGTCTCCGTGGGGGGCGAGCCAGAATTGGGCCGGGCAAGTCCCCCGCGGTCAGCGTAAGGAGAACCGATGGTCTGGGCCACAGCGGGCGACGTCACCACCTACACCGGCACCGCGTTGGAAGCATTCCCCGAGCCGGCGAGCATCCTCGCCCTGGCCAACAGCACGATCACGATCTACTGCAACCGCACCGAAGCAGCCTCCGCGTCCATGTCGGCGCGTGACCTGCTCGTGCTGAAGATGGCCACCTCATTCCAAGCCGCCTGGCTCACCCAGCAGGACGACTACCTGACCCGCGTCAACTTCGAATCCTCCACGATCGATGGCGAGTCCGTTCGCTTCTCCGGCGAGGCCCAGCAGAACCTGGCGCCGATGGCGCGGCGTGCCCTGCGCAACCTGTCATGGAAGGGCTCCCGTACCCTGTCGATCCCCGACATTTCGGTGCCGTTGGGTGGTGGCTCGATCATCGACTTCCTGTCAGAGTCCTCCGACGCGTCCGATTCGTGGAGCGATCACTAAACGTCAGAGCCTGCGTGTAGCTTGTACACGTGATGGAGCCGTGGCATGTGGTGGCGGCCTGCTATTCACTCGCTCTGTGTGTCGTCCTCGCCGCCGCTCTCGGAAACTACATGATTGAGCGATGGGCCAAACAGGAGGCACCGCATGCGCAAGCCAGCCAGCCAGGTACACCCCAAAGACCTCGCAACCGGCGACCGCGTCACCATCGCCGATGGGAGTGGCAACGAGCTCACCGGCTTAGTGCGTACCGGCGTCAGCGAGAACAAGCTGGAGCGGTGGGTCGCCATGAAAGCCTTCGGTAAAGAGATCAAAGTCGCCAGCTGGAAGGCCGGCGGGATCCACGCCGACGGCAAGTGGACCTCCACCTTCCCCGTCATCGACCGCGAAGTTACGTTGGGATTTTGATGATCGGCTGGTCAACTGGATCGTTCAAGATCCTCCGCGGCACCACCACCAACGCTAGCGGTGACGACATCGACGACGACACCATCGTCGCCACCGGCGTGCACCTCGGACTCCGGTCCGGCGCTACGGGTGGCGCCACCCGTAGCGACTCGAACGTCTCCGGCACACCGCGCACCGTCACCGCCTGGCGGGGCTCCTCCAAGGCGACCGTTGACCTGCGATCCTTCGACCGGATCGTCAACGAACGCACCGGTGCGATTTTCCTCATCGAAGGCGTCCGCCCGGCAACCAGCGGTGTACGCCGAACTGGCCTAAGATTCGAGGCGCACAGAGTCGGATAGCGGCCCAAGCCTTCGAGAAGAAGGAGCTACAGACTCCTTTCTGATCGAGAAGGTCGAGGGATGGCTGTCGTCGTCATGGACCCCGCAGTGTGGGGCCACATGGATCGCGTATGCGAGCAGCTCGCCGACCATGTCGGAGACGAAGTCCACAACGACATCGCTGAGGCCATCCTCCCGCCCATGACGGGCTACGGCCGCGGCGAGATGCTCGGCACCCTCCACGGCGTTCCTCTCGGCGCTCGGCATCAGATCTGGATCGGCACCGACCACTGGATGACCGTCGAGTACGGCGCCAAGCCGCACATCATCACCCCCAACGGACCTTGGCCCTTGCTGGATCGACTCCGCGGCAAGTACTTCGGTTTCCTCGTGCACCATCCTGGCTCGCCCGAGCAGGCACCGATGCGCAAAGCCATCCATCAGAAGCGCCCGCTGCCGTATGTCGGGGGCATGTGATGGCCGGGACTCTGCCGCCGAGCAACGAACAAGTCGCCGTCAAATGGCTCCAAGGCGTCACGCTGCTCAGCGGGCTTGTAGCGACCACGCTGCCGTCGGACCTATCCGTATGGGGCGACACCGGTTTCGTGACCGTAGCGGGCGTAGGTGGCACGCCACACGGTTACCTGCCGCAGGGCGGACCTGTCATCTCCGTGCATTTCTGGGCTGCCACCATCTCAGGCTCCCGGCCGCCGTGGGGGGTCGCCTTCGACCTCTACTCGCGGGTCCGACACGGCTCCAACGGCGTCCTTGACTACGCCAACATCGGTCGGCTGCTGACAGGCTTCCCGAGCCAGTACACCAACGCGCGGGTCAATGCCGCCAACTTCCTGGGCGAGCCCGAGCGACGGCCTGGCGACCCGGGCGACTTCGCCGAGTACGTCGCGAACCTCGAACTGCAGTGGGTGCCACTGCCATGAGTGGAGATCTGACCCCCGAGCTCCAAGAACTGCTGAAGACGGCAGACGACGAAGGCATCCTGCAGAAGGCCCACCAGCCGCACACCGGCCCCTGTCGCTGCATCAAGATCGAACCAAAGTTTCCGGCCCAAACCACCACCCCTGAAAGGAAAGACCAGTGGCAGTAACCGCTGCGAACGTGATCATGGGGCCGGCAACGCTGTACATCGCAGCCTTCGGCGCCGTAGAGCCCACCGACGCCCTCGTCGCCACCCCGCCATCCTCGGCCGTCTGGACCGATCTGGGCGGCACTGACGACGGCGCAGTCCTCACCATGGGCAATGAGTACGCCGACATCACCGTCGACCAGATCGCGCTCGCGGTCGGGGCGCGGCTCAACAACCAAGTCGTTGGCCTCGAAGTAAACCTCGCCGAGGTAACCCTCTTGAATCTGAAGTGGGCGATGAACGGCGGCACGATCGCCGCATCGGGGGCCCTGTGGTCGTCCTACGACCCGCTGTCACCCGACCCGGCCGCGTTCCCGAACTATGGCGCGCTCCTCCTCGACGGTCCCGCGCCAAGCTCAACGGTCACCAAGAACCGGCGCGTGATCCTGCGCAAGGTGCTGAACGTGGAGCAGGTCAAGCCGCCGTACAAGAAGGGCGGCCAGATGTTCTTCCCGACCAACTTCAAGGGCTACTACGTCAGCGCCTCAACGCTGCCGTTCCACATCGTCGAAACCCCATAGTCAAGGAAGGCCCATGACCCAGATCCTCACGAAGCCTCTGAAGCGGGTTCCGTTCTTCGAGATCGGCGACACCAAGTTCACCATCCTCGAACGCGTGCCCAAGTCGGTCGCGTTGCAGATGTTGCACGAGATCCGCCGGGTCGGCTACGAAGCCGTCCTGCCAGCCATGTTCGAAAAGTGCCTGGGCGTGGACGGCTACGAGAAGCTGCTGGAGATCTTGGACGACGGCGAGATCGACGACGTCGACTACGACTGGATCCAGAAAGAGATCGAGACGAAGGTCATGGGGGCGGTCGAGAACCTGGGGGAAGCCTCAAGCTCCGGTACGAAGAAGTCGGCTGGATCCTCGACCACCAAGAGGACTTAGCCGCTGACTTCCGAGTCTTCTACCGGCTGACACCGAAGAAGACGAAGAAGCTGTCCGGGCCAGAGTGGCTGGCCCTCTGCACCCGGACAGTGCACTACCGGGGCGTGATGCGCGGCCGCGTGCAGGCCGAGATGGAAGACGAAGACCAGGGCCCAAAACGTTCAGAGCGAGAAGACGTGACCTGGGTGGACGGGTCGATCGAATCGCTACAAAGCAACCCCGCATTCCGGGGTGCGATCAGTTTCGGGAGGGCCGATGGCGCTGGGCTTCAAGGTAGCTGACGGCTACGTCGAGGTGCATGCGCGCTACGACAAAGGCCAACTGCGTCGTGCCGCGCAGGATGCCGCCGACGACCACGACACCGAGTTCAACAAGGAGCACGACCGGAACTCGCAGTCGTCCGCCAAGGATTTCAACGACAGGATCGGCGGCAGCCAATCAGAGCGTGTCAGGGCTGGCCGGAATGCCAGCCGGGACCACATCAAAGGTTGGGAAGAGGGGGTCGTCAAGGAGGACAGCAGGATCCTCCAGATCGGCAAACGGTTCGCCTCCCACATCCACACGGGCTTCGACCGCGAAGTCAACAAGAGCTTCGGCAAGTACCGCAGGATGGGCCAGAAGATCACCGGGGCCATGTTCGGCAAGGACAACGCAGCCCGGGCAGCCGCGAACTTCTTCAAGTCGTTCGCCGAGGCGGTCACGTTTGGCCAGGCCGACTTCTCCGGGCCGAAGATCACCGGCCCGCTTACCAAGATCGGCGCCGTCATGGGCACCGTCCTCGGCGTCTTGCTCGCTGGTGCCCTTGTGGTGCAGATCGGCAACGCGATCACCGCCCTACTGCCGCTGGCTTTGGGTGCGGCGATCCTCGCAGCTCCGATCGCCGACCTGATCGCCCGCAACATCGACCTCAAAAAGGGGAAGCTGTCGTTCAAGAAAAACGACATTGGCGCCTCGCTGAAGGGCTTCATCCGGCAAGCCCAACAGCTCGCCGACGCCATGGGCAAGGTTTTCAAGGGCCCGTTCATCGCCGGGCTTAAGCAGGCAACGACCCTGTTCAAGCAGATCGAGGGCCCGATGAAGCGGGCAGTGCAGGCGATTACCCCGGGCGCGATGGCGATGTGGAAAGGCTTCCTCGGCGGCATCGTCGCCTTCGGTCGGGCCTTCCAGCCAGCGCTTGCTGGCATCAACGCCGGGCTGAAGCAGTGGGGCATCGAGTTCCCCAAGATCGGCAAGGCGCTCGGCCAGATGTTCGCGACGATCCTCAAAAACCCGGAGCTGGTACGCAACGCCGTGAAGGGCCTAAGCGCCACCGTGCAGTTCCTGATCAAGGCTTTGGGCGGGGTGGTCACCTTCCTCACCTATGCGCTCGGCGCCTGGAACAACCTGTGGCGGCTCGCCCACGTCGGCTGGCAGATCTTCTCCAAATGGATCGGCCTGCCCGGCATCCTCGGCCGGATCTGGCACGCCCTCCTACCGCTGCGCAAGGCGCTCCTCGACGCCTGGGAAGCCTTCAAAAAGTTCGCCACCGCCAGCAACGACAAGCAGGCGCTGCAGCGGTTCAAGGTACTGATCGACAAGATCAAAAAGGTGTGGGATGCGCTCAAGCCGATCCTCAAGAAGGCCCTCCAGGTGGCCTGGGACAAGCTCAAGGAGTACTGGAACGCCCACGTGAAGCCATGGTGGGACAACACCGCCAAGCCCTGGCTGAAGAAGAAGCTGGAGGAGGTCGCAAAGGCGGCCTTCAAGATGCTGGTCGACGCCGCGATCAAGGAACTGAAGAAGCTGCCCGGCAAGGTGATGGACGAGCTCGGCAAAATCCCGGGCAAGATCAAGACCAAACTCCAGGTGGCTGTGACCACCGCGAAGGCTAAGGCTAAGGAGTTGGTCGACGGCTTCGTCAAGAAGGTCAAAGAGCTGCCTGGCAAGGCAAAGTCGGAGGTCGGCAAGGTCAAGGGCGCCGTCGTCAGCGCCCTGGCCGGCGCCGGGTCGTGGCTGATCGGCGCCGGCAAAGCGCTCATGTCCGGCCTCGCGGCCGGCATCCGCGCTGGCCTGTCCTGGGTGAAAAACGCGGCGGTGACAGCCGCCAAGGCAGCAGTCGGCGCGGCCAAATCGGCGTTGGGAATCCATTCGCCGTCGACGGTCGCGGCCGAGGAGGTCGGTAAGCCGATCGCGCAAGGCATCGGTGTCGGCATGCGGAAGCAAATGCCGGACGAGATGAAGGGCCTCGCCGGTCTACTGCCCTCCGTACGCGGAGGCATGAGCGCTGGCAACACCTACCAGACCAGCTCCAGCTTCAGCCCGACGATCCATGTGCACGTCGCCGCTGGGTTGGATCCGGTCGATGCGGCAGCACGCCGGGCCCTCGTCAAGGGCTTGTGGCTGGAGACGGAGAAGTTCAGGAAGGACTACATGCGGTGAGCTTCACCTCGATCACCATCGGCCGGATGACGCTGCAGGAACAGTTCGGCCTGTCGTCGAATATCTCCGCCGGCACTGACACTCAAACCCTCGTGCTGTCCGGTGAAGAGTCCTTCCCACCGCTCACCTTGGCGCAGGTGAAGCAGCTGCGCGAAGACATCCTCGGCCTGCAGAACCGGCTGGTGCCGATCCGCTTCGGCACCAAGTCTGATCATGACGGCTGGTATCGCATCTCCGACGTGAACACCCAGGTCCGCGACTACCAGGGCAGCGAAGTGCGCGCCTTCTCCTGGGGCATTAACGCCGAATACATCGGACCCGAGAACGCCGTCGACCTCGAATCCAGACTCACCGGGGTGCAGCGGATCAACGACTTCGGCCTGACCGGTGAGAAGTGGCATGCCGTGCCGGCGAACGTGCAGTTCTACTACGGCGGCACGGCGACGATCGTGCGCCGGGCCACCACAGACGGGGCCAGCGCCGCCGTGTACCGCACCGTAGGCGCGTCGGCGAACCCGCGGTGGGGACTGAGCCTCGCCAACTACTCGGTCGGCCGGGCTCGGATTCTCATCAACGGTGTGGAACGGGTCGGCAACAACGTGGTCGGTGCCTACGACACATGGGTACTGACCAACGGACTCGTCTCGGCGTCCATGTCGCCGAGCTCGTCGACCACCTGGAACATCGCAGCCTGGGATGGTGCTGCGTGGGCCTCGAAAGAGTGGAACTTCAACTGGGGTGGTGCCCCCGGCTCCGTCGAGTCCACAATGGCGTACGCCACGATCCTTCGCAACGACTACGAGGCATGCACGATCCGCCTCATCAACGACCACGCCACGGCACGCAAGACGGTCGACCTGACGTTGCGACGCGGCTCCCGGTTCGTCGAAGGGTACGCGACGGACACCACCTCCGAGACTGCCGGAGTTTGGTTGGTCGTCCCCGAAGCGAGCACGTCGCCGGCCTCCTCGGGCTATGTGCGGGCGACATCGAACGACGCCCAAGGCAACCGTTATGTCGCCGGCTCGGCGCGCTCCTTCACCGCTCTGTCCGCATCCGGCGGCCTCACCAAATCCTCGACGACGAAGCTGGACTTCTTCATCGGTGCCGAAGTCGGAGGCTCAGCGGCGCAAACCGGCGACGATGCGGCGACCCTCGCGTTGCACTATCTGACGGCGATGGGTGAGGTCACCCTGGCGAGCGTGCGATGACATCAGTCACCGAGGTCAAGCAGTCGCCGGGCCGTTGGGATTTGCAGCTCGACCGGTCCACCCCGCGCGCCATCATCGACGCGCTCACCCCGTTTGGGCATATCGCCATCGCCCCCGGCAGGATCGACGTCGGCCAGGTGGGCGATAACCTGTTGCGACAGGCGCGCTACGTAGGCGTCTATCGGGGTGGCAAGGTGGCCGGGGAGGAGTTCTCCCTAGAAGGCTCCGGTATGGCCTTCTGGGTGGGGGATGAGGACGGCAAGGGCCCGATTATCGAATCGGTCTCTGCCTCTGCGGCCACCTTCGCCCAAACGATAAACCTCATACTCCCGGCGGCGGTCACCGCCGGAACGCTCTATTCGGTACCCGGCTCGGCCACCCTGAATCACACCTTTCAGTGGGAGACTGCCAAGTCGGCATTGAACTTCGCGACCAACGCCTTTTCGACGCCAACCATCCCCGTTTCGTGGCGGGTCAACGGCGACGCGACGCTCGACGCAGGCCCAGATTCTTCGCTGTACAACCTGAATCCGACCTCGATTCTGGTCCGAAAAGACGCCGTGCTGCGCACCGGCCGGGGTGCGGACGTGACCGGCATCTCCGGGGATCTGCAGCTGGAGACGGCGTATTCCGACTACACGACCAAGGTCATCGTGCTCGGCGCTGGTGAAGGTGACGCGACGATCGCCGGGTCTGCGTCGCTGGCCGCGTCGGCGGTCCTCTACAACGACATGCACGGCAACAAGGTCTCATTCACCCGGCTCGTTGATGACCTCGACGCCGACGGGGTGACCCTCGCCCCCGCAATCGCGGCGTCGCTGCTGTCCCGGTTCGACTCCTTCACCCAAGGCGCAACGCTGTCGAGCGACGACTACGACGTCCGCGGCGACTTCAACGTCGGCGACCACGTGGCGGTCTTCGACCCGGATATCGGCTTCGTCGACTACAGCCACGAAATGTATTACGAGGGCGTCCCGATCAACCCGACGTACCTGCAGGTCCAAGGCATCACCTGGCCGGTCGAGACGGGGTTCACGGTCGGCTTCCGCGACATGAGCGGTACGTGGCTCGACCTCACCGACCACTACAAGCCGGCGAGCGGGCAGACCCTGATCGACGTCGGCGATAATCCGTCCGGCCTGACCTCGCTCGGCTTCGACATCGACCGAGGCCGCGTCGTCGCCGACGCGTCGGTGCCCGCCACGCCCGTCTTCGGCACGTTCTACTCCTCGAACTACCTCAACACCGCAGGCGACACCCGCTCGCAAGTCCTGGTGACTTGGACCAAGCCGCTCAACAGTGACGGCTCGACGATCATCGACGGCCACCATTACGAGATCCGCTACCGGCCGAACGTCACCGCGCCCTACCCGGCAACCTGGGGCGAGGCGGCCCAAAACACCTGGGGTGGGCTGTTCACATGGATGCAGCCCCGCGTGCCGCCATTCACCACAACCGAATGGCATGTCGTGGAGGCGCCGTTCGACGTCGAGCAGCGGATGATCCTAGAGCTGCTCCCCTCGGTGATCTACGAGTTCCAGATCCGCGCGGTCGACGGGGCGAATCCGCCCAACAGGAGCGCCTGGAGCGCCTCTCAGGCGATCACGGCAGCCCGGGACACACTTCCCCCCACCCAGCCCGCTGCGCCGGTCGTGGCCGCCTCCAGGCTCTCCCTGCAGGTCATCCACTATCTAGGGCGCAACGACGGCGGCACCTTCAACCTCGACCGCGACCTGCAATGGCTGGAAATCCATGCCTCAAACGACCCGTTCTTCTTTCCAAGCGAAACCACCCTGGCCGGGCGGGTGCCGGCGGCGGCCGCGTTGGCAGCGCAAACCCCGGTCGTGGCGAGCGTCCTCGTCGAAGACACAATCGACCTCTACGTGCGAGTCGTCGCGGTCGACCGGGACGGGAACCGCTCGAACGCCTCGGAGGCGGCGCAGTCCTCGGCGCTACTGATCGACGACTCACACATTTCCGATCTGACAGCCTCCAAGATCACAGCCGGCACCATCTCTGCGAACCTGCTGCTGTCTGGGAGCATTCGCACCGCCCAATCCGGCAGCCGTGTCGAACTCAACGCCTCTGGCCTGCAGGCATTCGACACCGACGGTGACCTGACTACCAGCCTGTCATCCGACCCGGCGCTCACCGGCCAGTTCCTGTCGCTGCTCAACGACGGCCGCACCCTAGCGACGATCAACGAAGAAGGCGTCGCCTCGTTCCAACGCGTCTACGTCAACGAAGCGTTCGTCGGCGGCACCAACATCATCGACGGTTACGTCGAGCTTCGCCCCCGTGGCGTGGTGGCGTACGGCCGGTCCTTCGACGACGTCAGTGCGTCCGCGGCGAACACCCGGAAGGGCTATCTGGAGATCGCATTCGATGCCGAGTCGGGCCGCACCTACGAGGTCGTGTTCCAAGGCGAAGTCGAATCCACCTCGGCGAACATCGGCGAGCGCTACATCTTCGACATCTACGACGGCGGCACATCCATGCCGTCGCTGGCGTCGACGAACCTCGGCGGCGTCTCGTTCGCCGCGACCGGCAACGCTGGCCGCAACGACACCGGCTCCGGGTCGCTGATCCTGAATTGCCCAGACGACATCACCGTCGGTCAACATCGGCTGCTGTGGGCGTTCCTCGCCAGCGAAGGCACCCCCACGATGCGCGGCACCGACGGACCTTCATATTTCTACGTCAAAGACGTGGGGCCGACGGACTTCTACGACAACGTCGCAGTGCTGAACAACGGCGCCGGTGGCAGCACAGCGGTGTCGAAGACCTACACCGTCACCTACCCGTGCACTTGGTCGGCGACGTACGGCGACTATGGCGGCGGCAGTAAACAGCTTCTCGACCTGACGTATGTGGGTCAGGGCGAGTCGCCGACCTACGGCGAAACGATGGGCCTGTTCGGGTTCTCCTCCCAGATCGCGACCGACCTCGCCGGGGCGACGGTGAAACGGATCGCGTTCACCGCCTATGCGCATTGGTGGAGCAAGACCGCAGGCGGCACTGCGATCCTCGGCTACCACAACTACACCAGCGTGCCGGATGCCTTGTCTGGCGCCCGGATGAACGAGGACGAACAAGAGGTGGAGGAATGGCCGAAGCCGGGCTTCGTCACCACCGTGCTGAACAGCAGTTTCAGGACCGCGTTCCAAGCAGGCGCCGGCACCGCAACAGGGATTGTGGTGGGTCGCGCGCCGTCAACCGCCACCGTCTACCGGGCCCATTTCGACGGGATTACAGAGCCCTATCCAGCGTCCCTGCAGATCACGTACACGAAGTAGGAGTCATGGCCACCTTCACCACCCGCCTCGCCGCCACCAAGCCGGCGTCATCTGAGAACGTGTCGATCACCGTGCTCGACAACAACTTCGACCTGTTCGATGCGGCGGTCGGCGCAACCGTCGGCGTCTCGGCGGCCCGGCCTGCGTCGGCGTTCTCAGGTCGGGTCTGGTACGACACCGACCTCTCGTCGTTGAGAGTCAACACCGCAGTGTCGGCGTCCACCGCCGCAGTGTGGTCGGATGCGTCCGGGCTGTATGACACGCGGGTGTCGAACCTGGAGCGACCGCCGATCAACAGCCAAGCCGGCACCGCCTACACCGCCTCCGCCTCCGACAACGGCAAGATCATCGAAATGACTGCGGCGTCGGCGAACACGATCACGTTTCCCACGATGACCGTCAATTCAGTGGTGGGGATCCTGCAGTACGGTACCGGCGCCACCAATATCGCCGGTACGGGTGTGACGATCCGCAGCCGGGGCTCCCTGACGAGGCTGGCCGGCCAGTACGCATTCGCGACACTGGCATATCGGTCGCCGTCGGAGGCTGTGCTGTTCGGAGACCTGGGCTGATGCCAGGCATCGGTGTCTTTTCGTCGTCTGCCGGGCGTCGTCGTGGCTCCCTGCCGCAGCCCCCTCCTCCACCACCGCCGGACAGTGGCGGAGGAGGGGGTGACCCCGGCCCCCAGCCGGTCGGCCCGCCCGGGACGTGGGTCTCAGTGTTCTCCGACGAGTTCAACGGCGCCAGCGTCGACACAACCAAGTGGAACGTGCTCGGCTCCGGCGCCGGCACCATCAACAACGTCACCCCCAGCACCTCTCTGGTTTCGGTGGCCGGCGGAGAGCTGGTGTTGCAGCTATCCAGCAACGGGCTCAACGGCGCGGCGGTGTCCTCCGCCGACTTCGGCGGGGTCGCGCACTACCGGATGCCGGTCGGCGGCTACGCCGAAGCCAGCTGCTACTTCCCTGGTGATTCGGGTGACCACATTTGGGACTGGCCGGCGTTCTGGACGAGCGGGCAAAGCTGGCCGGCCAACGGGGAAATCGACATCGCTGAAGGGCTCAGCGGTGAGCTGACCCGCAACTATCATTCCCCGTCAGGCGCGCACAATAGTGGCCCTATCGCCGGGACGTGGAACAACGCCTTCCACACCTTCGGCGCGCACCGTCAAGCCAGCCAAATCGTTTTTTATTGGGACGGCGTTCAGGTTGGTTCCGCCCAAGCGACCGACGACGCGGGCGGCGCCCAGGCCATTGTGATCAACCTCGGCAAATCCAACAGCCGGGCTGTGCATTCGGGTCTGGCCGGTGCGATGCGGGTTGCGTGGGTGCGGGTGTGGGAGCCGGGCGGCGCTGGCACTGGCACCTCCGGTGGCACGATTACGCTGCCTGGGTCGGCAGCGGTGACCGAGTTGGCGTCTGGGAGCGGCGTAATCAACGCCAGCATGCCGGCAAGCATCGCCGTCGACGAATATCTGATTGCACATGTGGGGACGACGCTGGCTTCGGCACCTACCCCGCCGTCTGGGTGGACGCTGATTGCGAGCTCGCAGCAGCTTGAGTCGTCGGCACCGCTGTCGTCCAGCGGTTACTACCGCAAAGCCACCGGCAGTGAAGCCTCCACCTACACCTGGAGCAATGTTGGCACCGGCCGGTCGACGGTGATTGTGCAGCGGTTTGCCGGAGTCCATGCCACCACGCCGTTCGACACGACGTCGACTTCGCAGAAAACGACGGTGGCGACCTCGCTTACCGTGCCAGCTTTGACGACGGTGTCGGCCAGCACAAGGTTGGTGTCGGGGTGTTCGCTGAATGCGGCCTCGGCGGCGGCACTGGTGGTGCCTTCTGGGATGACGCAGGCGGCGTCAACAACCGGCACTGGGCGGCGCTCGTCGTTGGCGACGGTGACCTTAGCGGCGTCTGGGTCGTCGGGCACGAAGGTGTGGGCGGATTCCCCGTCGACGGCACTGCAGTTCGCTGGCTGGCTGACCGCTTTGAGGCCAGCATGAGAGGCGTCCTGGTCGGGATGCCGATCGGGCAGGGCGCCAGCATTCGCTCCCCGTACTCCATCGTGGATTCGCCGTCAGGCGACCCCAGCGGGACGACCGACTCCGCAAACATCCAAGCTGCGATCAACGCCGGCGGGCTGATCTTCATGCAGCCCGGCACCTACATCGGCAACGTGCTGATCAAAACGGGCGCCTACCTCCTCGGCACTGGCGTCGGCAAGACGATCCTGAAGAAACCGGCCAGCTCCAGCGCGGACGCCATCTCGGTCCCCAGCTTCGCGAGCCTCACCGGCACCGACAGCAGCGGCGGCGAGAAACAGTTCGGCATCTACCACATGTCGATCGACGGCAACCAATCCGGCGGTGCGACCGGCCGTGGCATCTCGCTTTACGGCTACCACTACGACATCGAGAACGTCGACATCTACGAATGCGGCTCCGATGGCTTCTACTCCGAGTGGGGCACCGCCGGGGTCATCACCGAAGGCATGGAAGCCACCATCTCGAAGATGCACATCCACGACAACGAGGCCAACGGCTTCGTCTTCGACGGGCCGCACGACTCGCAGATCAGCGAAGTCACGACGTGGTACAACGGCCCCTCGGCGACCGGCGGCCTTGGTGTCCACCTCAAAGGCCGCGCTGTCGGAACCATGTTCAACAGCTGCCACGCCTACGGGCCGCACCTCAACTCATGGAAGGTCGAGGGGAACGCGCTCCTCCTGAATTGTGTCGGCGAGGGCGCGAACGTGCAGGTGAGACTGCTGTACGCCGACTGCTCAGTTATCGGCGGCTCCTACTTCGCATCGGGTGGCGTCGGAAGCCAGGTCGGCATCGAGATCGGCTCCAGTGGTGGTGGCGGGGTAGCGGTCACCGGCTCAAACATTGACACGAAGCTGCTGAACTGCACCGGCGGCTCGCTGGTGTTCACGAACAGCGGCGGCGCGAACGTGATACGGCTGCTCGCCTACCAAACCTCTGGGTCGTTCACCACCGGCACCCCCAGCGCATCCGACCGGCTGGACCTTCATTTCGTCGGCCAAACCCGTGCCATCAACACGGCAGCAGCAGTCCAGCAAGGCTACGGCAAACACATTTGGGAGATCGGCGCCAACAACACCGCCTTCCTGCTACGCAACGACGGCGCCGATCAGGTCAACGTCAACACCACCTCCAAACGGCTTGAGATGGTGTCCGGCTACTCCCTTCACGGCTACACCGATGCCTACACGACCCGCTCCGTTCTCGTAGAGGCGGCGAACGGGCACCTATCTTTGCCAACCATCACCGCCCCCACCGCGGCGGCCGGCTCTGCCGCGGGCACCACGCCGCCTACGCCCGTCCGCACAAACTGTTCCGACTCCCGGGGCGTCATCTCCTTCGGAACCGGCACGGGCCCGACCGCAGGGCAGCAAGCGACAGTCACCTTCAACACAGGATGGACAACACTCTCCATCAATCCCGTGGTCGTGCTGACCGCCCGCAACACGGCGACCGCGGCGTTAAATCTGTTCACGGTGCCGAACGGGACGTCAGGCTTCGCGGTGCACGCCCAGGTCGCTCCTGCCGCATCACAGGCCAACACGGTGTACGAGCTCGGCTACCACGTGATCGGCTAGACGGGCATGTCGTCGTCGTCGGCTTCCGCTTTGGCCGGCTCTGGATGGTCGCCGTCGCGCAGCCCAGGCTCCATCGCTGCCAGGAGTTCCATGAGCCGGCCCCACTCTTCGACGGTTAGCGGAAACGGCCCGGAGAACTCGACCTTCGCCTTCAGGGTCAAAGGCAGCGTGTAATACCTCGTCGGCCGCTCCTGCTTCGGCCACTCGTCAGGCCGGGCCATCAGGCGGCCTGCGCGATGTTGCGGGTACGCCGCCACTCGCGGAAGGCTTCGCGATGCTCGATGAAGTCGGCGAGCACCTCCTCGGTCAGCCCGCCTTCGCATAGGTTGACGTACGCGTCGGCGAACTGAGTGCGGTGAAGAGAGCACAGCGGCGCAGTGTTGGCGAACTCTTTCGCGCGGCGGTTCACCTCCGCGCGGGCCTCCCCCTCCGTGTATGGCATGCCCGTCGATGGGTTGTGCTCGAACGGCGAGAGCTTGATGACGAAGAAGCGCTCCGCCTGCTCCTTCTGGGTCTTCACGGCGTTGGGTGGGCAGCCGACACAGTAGCCGGTGCGGACGCCCTTCGCCCTGAGCTCGTGAGCGGAGTCGTCCTCGGTGGTAAAGACGGGGTCATTCTCGGGGTTATAGATCTTGGGCATGACAGGAGTGTACAGCGCACACCTGACAGCGTTGCGACCGTCTCTTTACTAAGCTGTGATGTAGCACCTTCGCCTTGAATCCCGCGGGTGGCTAGGGGATATCCCTACGATTGAGCCGAACCGACGTCAACTGGCCCAAGCTGACCCCTGGGAGCGAGCGTGGACCCGACCGACTGGGCCGGTCTACTGTCGCCGGTCGGATGCGTCGTCTTCCTCGTCGTCGCCCTCGCGAGAGGCTGGCTCGTGTCGGGGCGGGAGATGGACCGCCACGAGAAGATCTGGGAAGCTCGACTAGTAGAGGCCCACGAGCGCGAGCTGATCTGGCAGAAGACCGCCGAGACCCGCGAGGAGACTAGCCGGGATGTGGCCGATCAACTTCGGATGCGGCAGATCGTTGACGAGACTGTGGTCAAGACAATCGCGGCGCTCCCACAGGTCAAAACTGCAGAGGGAGTCTGACGTGGTCGCCGGTACCGATCTCAACGCAGCCCAGAAGGCGCTGCAACGGGCTCAGCGGGAGCGCGCTGAGGTGCTGGCGATGCGCAAGAAGACCGAGGAAAACGCCCGGCAGGCAAAGCGGTTGCTCGCTGAGAACAATTTCGCGGCACGGGTCTTCGGGAGGGGCACATGAGTTGGATCGACACGGTCATCGCTTGGGATTTCTTCATCGCCATGGCCGCACCGCCAGTGTTCGTCGCGGTCTATCTGACGATGACGTGGTGGAAGACCTGGGAGGGCCGGGTCATCATGGCGAAGCAAGTACTGTTCACCGGCTTCCTGCTCAACGGCGTCCTGTACTACGCCCTCGGGCCCGACTATCCCGGCAGCGACGCGTTCCGGCTGGTGCTGTTTACAGTGATGCCGATCGCGTTCTGGGGGATGACGATCTTGCTGATCAATGCTCGGCTGCAGGCTCGTCGGGAGAAGCTAGCCCTGGCTGCCCAGCCGCCATCGCCAGAAACCCGTCCACTGACTGATGATCACCAGTTAGGGTAGCGACCGGCACTGTAGCTTCCCGCTCCAATAGTCCTCGCAGCTTCCCGTTCTCCCCTGTCAGGTCGTCCAGTCGGCCGACCAGCTCAGCAATCGTCGCCTCGTCCTCCTGGGATTGCGCCTGCGCCTCGGCGAGCAGCGTACGCAGGGCGTCGTTCTCGGTGGCTAGCTGCGCGTTCTCCCACGTCTGCTGCTGTCCCTGTGCGCCGATGCGACGTATCAGCTGGTCGATGAGCTTGCCCGGGTCGAGCGGGATCGACTGCGGCAGACCGGGCTCTTGCTCGTCGGTCACGGTCTCTTCGTCGGGAATCATGGTGCCTTTCTAGAGCTGCTCGGACAGGTCGCGGTACGCCTCAAGGATTCTGTCATCCGCGAAGTGGCGCCACTGGGTCAGGAACGAATAGTGCGATACCAGGGCGCTGCCGACGATGGTGTTGTCCACCCCAAGTTGGGCGGGGCGGATCTTCGTGTGCCAGTCCTCCTCCTCGGCTGGCAGCTCACCGCCGACCCTGGCGTAGTCAGAGCCGAGGGAGGCGAAGCAGGAGACAGAGAATTGCTTCGGAGGAAGGTCGAAATTGTGGTGGGCAAACAGCTGGTCGACGGTGCCGTTCTCGATGTGTTTCAGCAGTAGGTCATGCAGCTGGATCGCGAAGCCGCCGTCGGCCCAGCCGATCGGATCCATGCAGTGAAACCCGACCTCCGGCCAGTCCGGCTCCTCCAGCGGGATTCGGCCGTCCTGCTGTAGCCACCATGAGCAGATAGCATTGTTGATGATGATCGGGAACGAGCACAGGCCCGGCGAGACGATCTTGTGCTCGACGATCTCCTTCACCGCGTTCTCGTGCACGTAGACGATGTCGTCGTCGAAGCGCACATACACCGTGTCGGGGTCGGTCATCGCCCGGTAGGCGTACATCGTATTCATCTGCTTCTTCGGATAGCGCGGCAGATCCTTCGGACGGGAGAACGTCTTCACCCAATCCCACTGGCGCGCCACCCGGGACGCCCAGACGCGGTCCTCTTGCTGGCCTTGAAGGTCGGTGTTCATGTAGAACCACAACTCGTCGATCAGCCCGCGGTCGTGATCGCGCTGCAGATACTTCAGCAGGATCGAGACGTACTTCTTCCGGCCGTACGGAATCCAGGCCACGACCCGCTTCCCACCGATCACTGCTCGGCCACCTTCGAGTCGTAGGCCAGTCTGCAAGCCGCGGCGACAAACATGAGCCCCTCGGAGACTTGGTCGAGCACGTCGGGGGTTTGCGAGTGCGCGAGCTTGTACGCAGTCTCTGCGTCGTCGTCAGCGATGAGTCGCAGAAGCTCGATTGCGACCTCAATGGCGGCCGGCTTGGCTATCCGAGGCATGCGTCCTCCCACTGTTTCGCTATCGCCTGCATCGTGTTCCGCGACGCCCGCCTGTCCGCGTTCAGGCCCATCTGCCAGCGTCTCTCCGGGTCGTTCAGCAGCTGACGCAGGTACAGCTTCCAATCGGACTCCCGAGAGCACAGGAAGCCGTTCCAGCCGTGCCTGATCCACTTCTTGTAGGGCCCGATCGGGGAGGCGATGATCGGCACCCCCGACATTCCGGCCTCCAACGCTTTCGTCGCGAACTTGGCCTCGGTGAACGGGGTCGACTCGTACGGCGCCAAAACGATGTCGAGCATTGAGAAGGCCCGGTAGTAGTCCGCGAAGCCCTGGTCGAACGCCGGGATCCATTCGTAGACGCCGCCGCGGTCCTTGTGCCACCGGAAACCCATCATGGCGACCTTTTGGGCGGGGATGCCGATGAACTGGATATACGGCACCGGACCCAGCTCGCCCTTCGCCGCGGCATTGACCACGTTTTTGATCATCGGCAGCCAGGCAGCCGTATTCTCCGACCCGGCCCAACCGATCGTCACCGTCTTCGGATCCTTCTGCCGCACATTGTTTTTGATGCCGGCGTGCAATCCGTTCTCGACGATCTTGATCTTGTTTTCTTCGATGCCTTGCATGGCTATGGAAGCGGCGAGGACGTCGGAGCAGACGGTCACGATGTCGGCGATCTTCATCGACTGTCGCAGATTGTCCAGCAGTCCACCCTCACAGACCAACTTTCCGTCCGGGTTGATGCCCTGCTCCCAGAACCGTTTCGAGGCGACGTTCGAGGCGTCGATGTTGAAGTAGTCGTCGTCCAGGTCGATCACCATGCGAGTCTTCGGCTGCTCGTCGCGCAGTGCCTGCCACAAAGGCATCACGACAGGATGCGCCAGCCGGGACGCGACGATCACATCGGTTCGGAGATGCGTCCGCGCGGGCTGCCGGTTGGGGCTGGACCAGCGGGCGTGGTGGCCTTCCCACATCAACGCGTTGGCGGGGATGACGCCGCGGTAATGGGAGCTGCCGTCCTCAGAGGCCAGCAGAAAATGCCAGCTAGCCATGGACAGTCTTCTGTGCGAGCCGGTATGCGCCAGGGCTGGAGCGTCGTCGGCCGGACGCTATGGCCCGGGCGTCGTTGAGCGCGGTGTCGGCGCGGCTGAACGAGGCGGTGGTGCCCGCCTTCGCCCGCAGGGCAGCCAGGGTCAGGGCTGGATCCACAACGCATTCTGCGCGTCCCTCGACGGCTGCGGGGGTGTGGAGCGGGCAGCAGGCACCGGTCTGATAGGGCCGCGCCGGATCTGCGCCACACACATGACAACTAGCCACCGACGATGAGCTTCTTGATTCGCTTGTGGATGTGCTCGCTGACGATCTCTAGGGCCTCCTCAGAAGACTCCTGCGCCTTCGTCTCGTGGACGATCTCGCTGGACATGATGATCTGCCCGACCCAGCCCTCCATCGTCTGAATGGCGCGGGTGGACAGCAGTGACCGGGATGCCTCCTTCGGCCGTTCGCCCTCTTTCGCGTCGAGGAAAACGGTGCCGCTGCTGTATGTCCAATTCGTCGGGATCGTCGTAGCCACGTGTGTACCTTACACAACTGCTGGGATTTCGACGGTGTCGCCGGACACAATGTTCGTCCGCTCCCACCATTCCGGCAGCCAATGCGCCTGGTACCAGCGGATCGTCTCCTCGATGCCGCGCTGGAAGAGGATCAAAGACTCGGGGTCGATGCCGATCTGCTTCAACGTCGCAGGGTTCGCCGTCACCCGATCGTGCGGGGTTTCGCCGGGCCTCATCGGCAGATACACGATCGGCGGCTGCTTCGGTGCGCCCAAATCGGCGGCTGTGCACGAGATGAGCCGAGCGACCTGATTCACCGACAAAGACTTCACCGGCCCGACCTCGACCGGCATCGGCAGCACGTTGCCCTTCGCCGCGTGCTCCAACGCCGAGACCAGCGCGCGGGCGACATCCTTCACGTGCACCATGTCGGAGATCTGCGTGCCGTCGCCATAAATCTCGATCGGCTCCCCCAGAATCGCGCGGCACACCATCGACGGGGTTATCTTGCGAACCTTCGCCGGGCCATACGGGGGGGCGACCGACTGCCGAGGCCCATACGCATTCACGGCGCGGACCTGATTGATCCGGGTCTTGTGCTCCTTGTTGTACATGATCACCGACCGCTCGGCGAGGTGCTTGGTGATCGAGTAGGAGTTGTTCATCCAGTAGTTGCCGACGCAGATGTTGACGCCCGGAATGTCGTATTTCCGGCAGGCTTTGATGAAGTTCAGCCCGCCGATGCCATTGGTGATGAACGCCGGCTCCGGGTCGTCGATTGTCTCCTGCGTACCCAGACAGGCCGCGAGATGGATGATCCCATCCACGTGGGCGGCGAGCTCGGACATGGCGGTCCAGTTGGTCACGTCGCCGAGGGAGACCCGGAAGATCCCGCCCACCGCGTCAGGGCGGTGACCCTGGCGGTCGAAGATGACGGGCTCATGTCCGCGGCGGATCAGCTCCTCGCCGACCCACGTTCCGATGAAGCCAGCCCCGCCCGTTATTCCGACCTTCACGCGGGGAAGCGTAACCGCCGCGCGGGCGCGGCATCGGGATATCAGCGCATTGCGTGGATCTTCGGCAGCGTCCTGACTGGCGCTGGAGGGGAGTTGCTCGATCCCGCATCGGATCGGCCGACCGGATCCTCCCCCCCAGCACGTTTCTTCGGCTTGTTCAGACCCATGGCGGCGATTGCTTCATCGGTCTCCCAGGTGAACCGGACCCTGATCGTCGTGTCGTACTCATCGGCCAATTGGTCGAGCTGCTCCCAGCCCAACACATTCGTTCCGGTGAACGCAACGCCTTGCAGCCGCTTCGGGATCTTGGGCTCACCTGCCGCTTTGTACGCCTTCGTGCCGAACAGCTTGTCGAACTGCATCGCGCCCAAGCCGCCGAACGCGGTGTAGTAGGTGAACAGGTCACGGACGTCGACCTGGGACTTCAGTGGATCCTGCACAGCGCCGATCACCATGAAACCGGCCTTCAGGCCCTGCCGCAGGATCTCCTGTAGATCAGCGGAGATGTTGACGTCGTGGCCGTCGACCTTGACGGTGCCCAACGTCATCACGGTTGCAATCTCGTCGACCAGCAGGATCCGCAGAGGCGTCTCGACCGATGGAGTGAATACGCGGGCGGTGCCGCGCAGTGTCATGCCACGGTGGCGCATCTCCATCAAGAACCGGCGCACGCAGCGCGCGACATCCTCGCGGAACTCCGGCCCGAGCATCCACATCCAGCCGTCGCCGTAAGTCTCCTGCAGCTCCTCCAGCGACTTGTCCTCGAACTCCGGCGGCATCTCCGCGGCAACGAAGCGGTTGAACAGCCCGGATTGGTTATAGCCGTCGAGCTCCATGCCCATCGCCGGATCGATCGAGTCGATCAGCATCGCCCGGCCGTGGATCGAATGCTCTGCAGCGCCCAGGAATGAGCCGATCGCGCCAGATTTGCCGGTACGCGACGGCCCCGCCAGCAGCCAATGGAACGGGACGGTGATCAAATCCAGTTTGAACGGATCCCCGTTCTCCAACCGCGCCACCGCCAGGCCCTGTTTGAACCATGCGGTCCAATCCCCGTCGGGCGGCGGTGGGCGGTGGGCATAGGGGCGCACGATCTGCCGCAACGGATCGGTCTTCCACAGCCACAATGTCACGTTGTGCACCGACTTCTTCGACTGCACCGCGCGACCGCCGATTGCGCCCAAAGTCCGTCGTACGCCCTGAATCGCGTACTGGTAGAGCTCCGGG